GCCGATGGGAAGACCGAGGATAGAGATCGATTTCGATGAATTCGAAAAGCTCTGCCTGATCCAAGCGACCCTCGAGGAGATGGCCGGATGGTTTGGATGCAGCGCCGATACAGTAGAGAGGCGAGTTAGCGAACACTACGAATACGAGGACGAACAAGGCAACAAGATCAACCCGACATTTGCGGAGGTTTTCGGACGTCTAAGAGGCAAGGGCAAAATTGGCCTTCGAAGGACACAATTCCAAAGAGCGCTCGCAGGCTCCGATAAGATGCTGATCCACCTCGGGAAGCAACACCTCGGACAAAGTGACAAACACGAGATCGATGTGACAGAGAGAGTACCTCTCGTCATCGTTCGAGGGAAAGCCGAGGATGGTGAGGACGATGAATGATGGGAACCGAGACCAGCATGCAGAGAGAGAATCTGATCATACAGAAGACCTTCTGACCGACGAGCAGATCGAAAGCTGGAGGAATGTCCTTGTCGGAATATTAGGACCGTACGCGCTCATCATGCCAGAGCGCGAGGTCCAAGCCATTCGGAACTACCTGCAACGGAAAGCTGACCAGCTGCAGGAACAAGTAAATCAGGATGTGAAAACGAAGCCAACCCTTCGAAAGACGTATCCTCCGGTCTGAGGAAAGGACAGCGAATCAAGATGATCGACCATCCGACTGATGGCTTCACCGAGAAAGAGATGCAGCTGGCTCTTTTTCAATTTATGGAAGACCGAGGACGGACCCTCATCCTCCCGAATTTCTCGCCACGAGGATGGAGGGAAGCCGACCTGTTCAGTCTGACGAAAGCGCTCTATTGGCACGAGATAGAGATCAAGGTATCCAGGTCGGACTTCCGCGCAGACTTCAGGAACAAAATACACAAGCACAAAGCGATGGCAGGAGAGTGCGAATATTTATGGAAGTGGATGCCGAGGACGTTCTGCTTTGCGACACCGAGGAACATGATCCAGCCGGAGGACATCCCAGAGTACGCAGGACTGATATGGGTAGACAGGCAAGACAAAGGATTCGAAAACCGATGGACAGGATACCGATGCGAGATCGTAACCAAGCCACCAGCCCTGCCAGCACGAAGGATGGAGCCTGAAGCGGTCTTCAAGATTACGAACAACGTGTGGTTCAGGTTCGCGAGGGAATGGAAGTCTCGGATAAAGGAACACCTCGAGTGACAACAGCAGAAGCAGCAGCCAAGATCGTCAAACCGTACTGGTTCCAAGAGGCGACCATAGACGCGATCGATGACGGAATTCGATACATCGTCCTTCTGGGAGGAACAGGAGCGGGAAAGACCTGGTGGATTCCTTCGTGGCTCGCATACTTGATCTCGAGAGACCACACAGCAGGGAACGGTAAAGGAGCCAGATACCTGGCGATCGGATGCACGTCCGACATGGCCAACGACGTCATCCTCCCAGAGATTCAGGAGCGGTTCAAAGGGACAACGCTCGAAGGCCACTATCACATTTCTGGAAGACGGTACGAGCTGCCGACAGGAGGGAACATCTACCTGCGATCGGCAGAAAAGCCATACCGAATCGAAGGACACCACGTCCGAGGATGCGTTCTCGACGAACCATCGGAAATGAAGTCGCTCATCTGGCCGATCGTTATGAGAAGGACAGCACTGCACAGAGCGCCGACGTTGTTCAGCGGATACCCGACCAACATGGGATGGTATTATGAGAGCCTGTACGTCCCATGGACGAAGGGCGACCCAGCCATTCGAATATTCGAATTCCCGAGTACAGCGAATCCCCTGTACCCAGCAGAGGAAATGGAGAGAGCGCAAAGAACCCTCCCCGACTGGCTGTTTGACATGGCATACCTCGGGAAGTTCAGGAAGCCATACGGTCTGGTTTACCCAGGACTCGGAGCAAAGCACTACATCAACGGATTCGATATCCCAGACGAATGGCCAACGTACGTCATCGTCGATCCAGCGGTTCATTACGGAGCGCTCTTCTTTGCCTGGAACCAGGGGAAGTGGTTCATTTACGACGAATACTACGATGAAGAGGTTCGGTCAGCGAAGGAGTACGCAGAAGCGATGCTGGCAAAGGTGCAAGGGGATCCGCAAGGATGGATATACGACCCAGCACGACTGACCGATGCGGTCAACCTGGCGAATGAAGGATGCGGCCCATTCTACAAAGCAGCGAACGCAATCCGACCAGGCATCGTAACAGTGACAGGAGTTATCAACGAAGACCGGCTCCGGATATTCAGGAGATGCGAGGTGACGGCAGACCAGGCAGCGAAATACCGATGGCCAACAGATCCGCTCTCTGGAAAGATCATCTCGTCGGCAGACAAGCCGATCAAGAAGTACGACGATCTCATGGACTGCCTTCGATACGGATTACACACGATGGAGGGAGTGCCGCTCGAGGAACAAGGAATGGAGTCGCTCGATCTTGGAGAACAGATCTCCCCATATTGACAATGGAGACCAGGAGGCTGGGAAATGCCGATGCTATTTGATGGCAAACTGAGGTCATCAGACGGAACGATGATCCTATTCATCAAAGGACCGATCGAAGTCAGGGAAGACGGAATGCTGGGATTCAGCATGAGGATCGTACACACGTCCCAGATTGGACAATGGCCAGAACTAGAGGTCCAGGGAAACGAAGTCGTATGGCCAGAGGAGGATAACGATGAGCGGAATTCGTAGCCAGAACAGGAAGCAAGCGATCAATGCAAGACGCTCGGGAAAAATCAGCAAGAAGGTACGGCAGATGATCAAAGATGGAAGAGCCGGACGATTCGCTCCAGCCAGCAGGTACAAACGAGGACATCCGGACGTTGGAAGGAACGATCGATGCCCATGCGGAAGCGGCAAGAAATACAAGAGGTGCTGTGGCAGATAGGCTGCTGTTCGGAGAGATCAAATGCCTTGAAGAGATGATCTCCGCGTTCGATAAGCACCCTCCAGAGACCGATGAGGAGGAGGCGAAATTCATCGAGGAATGGCAGACGAGGGAATGCTTACTCCAACATTCATCGTCGAGATCGGCGCTCGCTGCCATCCTTTCGATCGACGCCATTGAAATAGAATCGATCCGGCAAACAAAACGATTCCGAGACATGCGGAAAAAAGACATCGAAGGGAACCCATCAAGAGGACCAAGAAATACCTATTGTAGCCCGTGATTCAGAATTGTATAGTTGAGAAGACAGGAGGATCCATGACTGAGGCAACCCGCGAAAAAACAACCACCGAAGACAGGCTCAACGAGATGCAGGTGGCGCTCAATAACATGGAGGTCGCATATACGGAGGCGCTCGCCGAGCTGGAGCTTGCTCTCGAAGACATCGGATGGGATGGAATGGAGAGATCGGACAGGGAATTCTCTCGAGGAGGACTCGAGAAAATCTGCAAGCGCTCCTTCATGTTTTTCGAGAAGAACCCGATCATCCAGAGAGCGGTCCAGGTTCAAGCAGCGTACGTCTTCGGACAGGGAGTGACGATCAAGGCAGAGCATCCATTGGTCGATGAAGTCTTGCAGAAGTTCATCAGAGACAAGAGGAATCAGAAGGTCTTCACATCGATCCCAGCGATGACAAAATGCGAAAGCGATCTCAGGATCGACGCGAACGTGTTCTTCGTTTTCTCTACGAACGATCGAGGAGCGGTCCGGATTAGCCAGATCGTCTTCTCAGAGATCTGGGATACGATCACGAACCCAGAGGACAAAGGCGAGGTCTGGTATTATGAAAGGCGATGGACTCCTGCAGGAACCAGCGTTCAGAAGATCGAATACTACCCTGACATAAACTTCCATCCGGCAGACAAGGCGAGACACACATCCCACAACGGCAAGCCGGTCAATTGGGACAAGCCGATGCTGCACGTCAAAGTGAACGCGGTCCTCGATCAAAAATTCGGAGTTTCAGAATTGTACTCAGCTCAGGATTGGGCGCGAGCATACAACAAATTCCTGGAGAATTGGGCAACGATCGTCAGGAGCTACGCACGATTTGCATGGACGATCGTGAAGAAGACAGGATCCGCTGGCAGATTGGCAGCGAAGAACAAGATAGACTCGCGGATCAGTGAAGGCGCATACAAACCTGCCCCGTCACCAGGAGCAGCGTTTGTTCATGACGCTGACACGAAGTTGTCGCCGGTTCGCACCGCTGGCGCAACGACCTCCGCAGAGGACGGACGGCGATTGCTCCTGATGGTTTGCGCAGCCACAGGACTACCAGAGACGTTCTATGGAGACGTTTCTGTAGGTACTCTGGCAACCGCTCGTTCGTTGAACCGACCAACAGAGCTGGCCTTCTCGCTTAGGCAGAGAACCTGGGAATCCTGCATCGAAGACATCGGAGAATTCGTAATCCGAGCAGCTGCAGACGTGGGATACACGAGCGAGACCTATGGAGACCTGGAAGGATTCTGGGAAGACGATGGATGGGGAGGGCAAGACTTCGTCTTCGGTCCGGACAGAGATAACGAGGATCCGGAGTTAAGGCAGCAGCCGATACCCGCGGACATCTCGGTCGACTTCCCACCATTGGTCGAAGACGATCAGAAGGCACAGATCGATGCGATCATTTCAGCAGCGACTCTGGATGGAAAGACGATGGCAGGAACGCTCGACCTCCCATATGTGGCAGAAAAGCTGCTCAGGGTTCTCGGAGAGACATCGATCGAAGAAGCTATGGAAAGGATGTTCCCAGATGGAAAGGAACAGACAGATGAGGAATCCGCAGTCGCAACATTGCCATCCGCGGTCAACGAATTGCAGCAAGCCGTCGAAGCGCTCGCAGAAGCTCAACAGGTAGACAGGAAGGAAGCGGTCAAGACGCTGGCGACCATCTTCGTCGAGGCATTCAACGAAGCAAGGAACAACACCGATGACAGCGACAGCTAAAGCAGCCACCCGAGTATCAGAATGCGCAGCCTTGCTCCTCGAGGCTGTCTCCGCGTTTGAGATGGCCAAGCAGGAGGACAAGACAACGAAGGCAGCTGCCGAATTCTTCAGGATGCAAGGACGCGTCGTCGTTCGAGCATTATCCAAGCACAAGAGTGCGTTCAGGGAATCCGCAGAATCCGAGCTAGTCGCCGCCGTCAACGAGGCGATCGATTCGACAGCCAAGCAAGGGCAGACCTTCATCCAGCATGCGCTCGTCACCGGATACGAATGGGGATACACAGACCTGGCAGACAGCCTAGACCTGCAGGACGCGTTCAGCCTTTCGCATCCGGAAGCTGTTCAATGGGCAGAGAGGACAGCAGCAGATCAAGTGACGAAGGTCAACAAGACAACCAAGAAACACATCAAGAATATCGTTGTCCATGGCCTCGAGAACGGAGAAAGCTATGATTCGGTCGCCAGGTCGATCACGAACCAGTTCGAGGAGTTCGCCATCCCGAAGCCGCAACACCACATCCAGTCTCGCGCTCATTTGGTAGCGATCCAGGAAAATGCAATGGCATTTGAAGGAGGAGGAAAGCGCCTGGTCGATGACGTGGTAGCGGTCGGAATCGACATGGAAGTCAGCTGGGGAGGACCGGACGACAGCCACACATCCGATGGATGCAGAGACAATATGGCAGTCGGATGGATCCCAGTAAATACAGCATTCCCAAGCGGAGACCTCCACCCTCCGAGATTCCCAGGATGCCGACATCACGCCAACTACCGAGTGGCCAGAGACCAGGAAGATAAACTCAGAGCGGTCAAGGGAGGCGCAGCATGACGAAGCTCGAAGAATTGAAAGAGGCGAGAGACAAGGCGAAATCTGAATATGAGGCTGCAGAGCAAGCGCTCAATCTCGAGGAATCAAAGGACGGGAAGAAGGACCAACTCGAGGACGCAGACTTTGCTGAGACTGCCGGCAAAATCCTGGAGCAAAAGGA